TGTTTAGGACTTTACGGAAAAGCGAAAGTATTAAATCAGATGACCATTGAAAACGGATTGGCATTTTTCGTAAAAGGAAACAAAAACTACAAAAAAGTAGCGATCAAATTAAACGGAAATGATCTTTATAATGTTTCTTTGATTAATTGGAAAGGAAATGATTCGGCGTCCTACAAAACCGAAATCATGGAAGATATTTGCGCTGAAGAGTTGATGACAGCCCTAGGATTCTAGGGCAAGAGGCTACACCGATGAAAAGACAACAAACTCATAAACAAATTAAAAGAAATTTTGGCAGATTGAATGAACTATCAAAAATGCTCAAATTAAACAAAGTATATAGAGAGCAAGGCGAAGACGCATTGAGAGCATTTGAAGCGATCGTTTACGGTGAGGAGGTGTTGCCATGACCCTCCTCATCATCGACACTGTCACAGGGCTAGCAGGTCTCGCACTGCTTCTTTGCTATCCTATCGGCGACGCTTGGGCGAAATACCGAGCGCGTAAAATTATGAGAAATTTGGTTATTAAGAGGGAAAAATGATAACCCCAGAATCAGAACGCGAAATGATTTGTGATCTTAGGGATTTTTACTTATCTGAGATTCAAACTTACAGGGATAAATTTCCATCGAATTTAAAAATGGCTGATTCTTTATTTTTGGCATCGTTTTCCATGGAAAAAGTTTATAATTACGAATTTTCAAAAATCCAAAAATTATATTACTTAATTTATCCAGATAGAAAAGTAATTTTTGAAAAAATAAAAATTCCCAAAAAAGAACGAGGTCGGCCTTGTGAACATGACCGAAATAATATATTAGATCAGGTAAAAAAACATTTATCAGATGGAATTGTTTCGACTCAAATACACAAAAAAATAGGGTTTGAATCTTATGTGACATTGCGTAAATATTTGAGACGGCAAGGTATGGGATTCAAAAAGCTAAAGAAAGAATTAAACGAAACCAGGAGTAAACTATGAGCTATGACAGTTATTTAATTTATGCCGCCGAACGACTCGTGTGTGGGCACATAGACGAATATACGAACATGGTCGAGATCGACGGCGGGTATGTGTGCGAGACGTGTGAGGAGGAAGAGGATGAATAAAACTAAAATATACAAAACATATAGCGATTTTTTAAATCGCGAAAATAAAAACGAGAATGGCGTATCCGAAGAATTTGCGGCGGATCATCCAAATTATGCGGAGGATAACGAGACGAATTCAGGGTGTTGGAATTGTCTTAACTGTTCACGCTGTTCACGCTGTTCAGACTGTTCAGGCTGTTCAGACTGTTCAGGCTGTTCAGACTGTTCACGCTGTTCAGGCTGTTCAGACTTTATATCAAACCCCGCACGCTATTACACCGACCGAATTGGTTCAAGAAATGACCAAACTAAAATCTATTGGCTAGGCGATAAAGTGCAAGTTGTATGTGAATGTTTTAAGGGCAATTTACACGAGTTTGAGGCGAAAGTGCGCACGACTTACCAGAAAGACCACAAACATTTTATCGAATATTCTAAGGTTATTGCTAACGCTAGAATGCTAATCGAGTCGGGGGTGTAACAATGAACCAACTAACTAAACTAATACAGCAATACGAAACCGAGAACCCAGGGAAGAAAGCATATCATGATGGCGAATATACGGGTTGGGCGGATGATTTCGTCGAATGGCTCGCATCCAAAACAGGAGTTGCAGCATGAAATTAAATGAAGTAGTCGAGAAACTTACTATACTAATAGACCAATATGGAATCAACCTGATTATCCTGAAAAAGATCTCATTTGGTTGGCAATACAAGAATCAAGAGAACGTAAACGATTATCGCAAGTTGGAACAGATGACCCCAAAATATAAAACCCCGCTTTCATGCAAACATTGCCACCACGACGCTGTATATATCTTATATGGCGCGCCTGTATGTGAAGATCATTATTTGCAAAACCTATCGATGGAATTTCAAAAATTACAAAACCAAATTACACTAGAACAAGAAGGAAGACAAATCTTATGAAAAGTTTCGTGGAAACATTAGCCGAGAACATTGAAAAAGAAACGGGAGAAAAACCATATTGGCTTACATTGCCAAGCGGTAAACAACTACCAGAGCCAAGACAAAGCCATCAAGAAAGAGCGCGTAAGTTGTCATCGTTTATTGACCGTTATCGTAAGCCGATGACAAACATGGGAGATATGAAGATATGACCATTGAAGAAATAAACGAATTATTACGCGGAACAGATTGGTGTATTGAAATAGATACAGACGGATTATACGTTTTATTTTGTGACACTTCACGCATGGAAAGAATGAAAAACCTAGATTTAAAACAAATTATAGAAAAAATTGTCAGACACGAGCGCAATTTTGGTATTTTGCAAGGCCGTCAAGAAACACAAGCTACACTAAGAAGGGTAATTGGACTATGAAACCATCCGAACGCATTGATATGCTGTTAGATGACGGATGCACATTAGAAACGGCAATCAAAATAACTTTGAACGAATTGAGCGAAATGCCAAATAATAACGTAGGTAGTTTTCCAAAAGATTATGATCCTTATGCAAACAAAGAAAAAACTCTTTTCGATCAAAACTATGATGAATTAAAAAAGCAATATGAGACTCTGAGAAAACTCTATACTGATATGCAAGTTTTGTATTTAGAGCAACTTAAAAAAGAGATTGATTTGAATAAGCAAATTGAAACTATGAACGCGGAAATGTTTGGTATGAGAAAACGGATTGTTGCATTTATTAAAAATTGAGTAATCATTCCTTGAGAATCTAACTGTCACTTGGGGGCGTAAAAAACCCCGTTTTTTTCTGGACATAATGGAAAAAGGGTTTTATTGTCAATTTATGGACTTTTTACCGTTATGTCAATCACAGCCCGTTTACTCATTCACGCCTTCAGAATTATCCTTAATTATATCCGCTTTTTGTGCGTTAGCTGGTGTAGCGCTATGGATTTTTAAAAACCAACAAAACGCAAAGATTTTGGAAACCAAAGCTGAAATCTCAAAAGACGAATCGGAAAAACGAAAAATCTTTTATACAGAAATCGAAAATCTAAAAAGAGAGATTGGCAATTGGAAATCAAAGTTTACGATTATTGATCTAAAACATAGTTCTTATGAAGCCAATTTTGAAAAACTTGAAAACGCCATGGAAAAAATGAGCAACAAAATAGAAAATTTTGAAAATTCAGTGAGTTTGCAAATTAGTTACCAAAAAGATATTCTCAAGGCGATTTTAGAGCGTTTGAACAAATGACGCCCGCCAAGCTAAACCTTCCACTAGAACCGAACAAATTTTTTTACCGCAATGATACTATTCCCGCAATTACAATTACAATCAAAGATAAAGTTACACTTGTTCCAATAGACCTAACGGGCGCAAGTATTAAAATGCAATGGAGAACGAAAGATAATCGATTGTTAAAAACTTTCCAAACAAGTGATAATACAATTACAATAAGTTCACCACCTTCAAACGGTGTATTTGTTATACCTCAATTTATTTGTGACGTTGAATCTGGATTGCATGATTATGATATTCAAATAACAATAGGCGCGTTAGTCGAAACTTATCTTTATGGTAATGTAACCGTTCGAGAGGACATTACAAAATGAGCGATGTCATAATAAATTTAGAAACGCAAAGTTTTGTAATTCAAGTAACTCAAGCAACTGCTGAACTTTATCACGAAAGCATAAAATGAAAAACGTCATCGCAAAATACAGAGCAGGTTTTCAATCACAAAGAGACAATCGTAAACCCTATTACATTGACAAAGGTTATGTGATCGGAGAAAACGACAAAGTTTTATTTCCAATTGAAGATTTAGAAAAAAGAGAAAACGAATTATTTGATAGAAATACTCAATGTTTCATATCATCGGGAAGTATGTTTTGCAATGCCTTACACAAAGCTGGCATTTTACGAACGCAAGTTGACGAGATAGCATACTACCAGGCTGTGAACGAAAATCTTTCAGGGAAAGAAGATCGGTTTTTTTGGGCGGCGCATGAACGAACATTAGATAAGATGTTAAACGGTGATTATGATCTTCGTGTCATGGTTGCAAAATCCGCCTTGTCAATTATTCGACAAAATATCGATTCTGGCTATCCTTCTTTACTTTCAATCTGGATAAAACCATACTATCCAAGTGGTAGAGGTCATATCGTTTTAATTATTGGTTATGCGATTGATGGCGACGGAACGATAACAGGCTATTTTCTCGATGACCCATTTGGAAATATACTGACAAAGTATCGAGATACGAACGGATCTAAGGTTTTTATTCCAATTGCAGATTTTAACAAAATACTCGATAGCCCAAAAGAAGCGGGCGACCGTCGAGCGGGAATCCTAGCAAGAAAGAAAGTAAACATTTAAGGAGTGCAAGGTGAGCATTACAAAAAAGAAACTGAGTTTTACGGATTGGTCTTTTCGGATTCCAGGTTATCTCATGTTACTCGGATGGGTTGCCGAATATGATTTTGTAAAGTCAGGTTTGGAAAGTCCTAGCATAATCATCGGAGACAAAACAATACCCGTTTTCACTTCATTAGGATGGGGAGGGATTTTTGTTTCTTTGCTTCCTTATTTGATCATGGCTTATAATTCCTGGAAAGATCGAAAATAAGAATCTCAAAAAAAAGATTGACCATTGTTTTTTAGGTTAAATTCTATGTTCAGAGGCTACCGATGATTCTCTTGATTTGGTTTACAATTTGCATAGGATATCATTTTAGATCCGATGTGATTTCCCATGAAGAAATTATTAACGGAGCAGAATTGACAGTTAAAAACGGCATGATTAAAAAATCCTATAGACTGAGAGCTAAAGTATGATTTCCTTCCAAGTTTCAAATTTTAAAACTCATTTAATCCTTTTCGGTATAGCCTTGATTTTGTTAGGTTGTGTTCTCGTTGGAATCAATCGTTATATCGAATCAAAGAAAACCGATTTCAAGCAATCTGAACCTACCACATGGGAATCAATCCAAACCTACAAGGATATGATTATCAAATGAAAGTCACGATTGCAATTTTGATTTTTATTTTCGGTTGCACGTCTGGGAATTCCATACGCAAGAAATCGGCTGAGATTTGTAAGCGTGTATCAATCCCTTTCGAGGCGATTGTTGACCCATCTCAAGTATTGGAAATCAAGGGCATAAAGTTTGCACCAGCTAGGGCGTATAACGCGCTTGTTTATCACGCTATTGATTTGGTCGAATGCGGGAAATCTCAAAGTTGTGTGATCGAATGGACAGAATACGAAAGAGACTGTGCAATCTCAAGATCATTCGTAGACAAAATGTTAGGTTTTTCATGCGAAATTGAAAAGCCTACTTGCAAGGTGGAAATAAAATGATTTCATTTGTGGATGTCTCAAAAGATAAACAGCAAATTATTCATTTGAAAAAAATAAGAAAAGAGTATAAAATTCCAGTGATAAGAACATATCTGGAAGCATTTTTTCCACCTGAAAAATCGGCAAACATATCAGAATCAATTATGCAAAATTTACCCGAAAGAATTGAATATCATTCTTCAGTAGATTCTTTAATTGGAAACGAAATTTTTAAAAACTATAAGGTAGAAATAAAATGAAACGTATATTCCTAATCATCCTACTCATAATCGGTTGCACCAAACAAGAATCAAAACCAACAAAACAAGATTGGACGGTTGCCTTGCTTGCATCATACTACAATGTTGATGACATTTGCATACGTGAGTATGGTTCCATCTCTCCACTGATCCAACATTATGCGACAAACCTTTTTGCATATTATCCGACCACTTGCGAGACTGCAATCATAGGCAATTCTACTATGGACATCGGTAGGCAAGTATCGGGCTTTTATGATCCGACAAAAACAAATAACTATGGGATCGGCGGAAATACTGCTTGCGACATGCTCTTGCAAATGGACGTGATTCAATGCAAACCTAAAAATGTATTCATTGCATCAGCAGACGGGAATGGAATTCTCAGAGGCGTTTCAAGCGATGTATCAATTAAGACAGTTGGAAAAATAATCTTTAAAGCAAAAGCAAAGTGGAACGCAAAAGTTATTCTTGCAGGCGTTCACCCTGTCCAAGTAATAGAAGCAAATAAGAAAAAAAATGCAGTGAATGAAGGTGTAAAAAATATTCCTGATTGCTTCATCGATATGGTCTCTCTTTTTGGCGTAGGAATAAACGATGCACCCCCGAAAGAATTCATGGCTGACTCGATTCATTACAAGGAACCTATTTATACTCGCCTTCATAACCAGATACTAAATCAATGCGGAGTAAGCTTGTGATCGATTATCTTTTGATAGCATGGTTTAGTTTTTCAGGGTTTTTTAATCTCTATACAGGATTTGCAAACGCGAAAAGCTATCTTTTAATTTTGCTTTTTGTTTCAAATTTTATATCAAATATTTTTTTATCTTATACAATTTGGAATTTAAAATGAAACCCGCACCGAAAAAGAAAGGAAGAAAACCGAACCCTGTCAAAAGACAAAAAACAAATTTGCTTGTCTATCGCGACATTCGAGACCGCTTAATAGCAGTTCATAAAAAATCAGGTGAAAAATACATTTACCAAACTTTAGAAAAGGCGATAGGATTGTTGGAAGATAAGCTATGTTAGCCGTGATCATATTGTCAGGTTGGTTTGGGTTTGTTATTGGCGTTTGTGTTCGCAGTTTTTTTATCCAAAAATAAGCAAAATTTCAAGATAAGACAAAAAAATAGGATTGACTTAAAAAGAGACATAAAATAAAAATCAGATATCGGAGTGATACCCGGATCGAAAAGCCCGTTGTCACATGAGTAGGAGCGATTTGTTTTAAAAGACAAAAAGCTGTATCACCCTACTCAGATGAGAACGGGTTTTTTGATTTTGGCACCGACCGATGGAGGAAAAAATGGAATATGAAGAATTTTTAAAATCGAAAGTCGTTGTTGCCGAAAAAAATGGATTCGATACATCTAACGTCAAATATACGGAAAAACTTTTTCCGCACCAAAAAGACATAGCGGAGTTTTGTTTGCAAGGTGGTAGGCGTGCTATCTTTGCAAGTTTCGGTTTGGGAAAAACTTTTATGCAGTTAGAAATTGCAAAGCAGTTGATTTCCAAATTTGAAAAGCCTTTTTTAATTGTTTGTCCTTTAGGCGTAGCTGGTGAATTTAAAAGAGATAATACTAAACTTGGAACGGGTTTAGAAATCCAATACATAACAGATACCGATTCGATTTTAGAAATAAAGCCGATGATTTATTTAACGAATTACGAAAGAATTAGAAAAGGGGACATTGAACCATCTTTTTTTTGTGGAGTATCTTTTGACGAAGCGAGCATACTTCGCAATTTACAAACGGATACGACAAATTATGTATTGAAGCATTTTAAAACGGTAAACTATCGTTTTGTGGCAACCGCGACACCTACCCCAAACGATTACATCGAAATTTTGAATTATGCCGATTATCTTGGAGTGATTTCAAGAGGCCACGCATTGACAAGATTCTTTCAAAGAGACTCTACAAAGGCTGGGAATCTTAAACTTTATGAAAACAAGAAAGACGAATTTTGGAAATGGGTTTCAACTTGGGCGGCTTTTATCAATACACCCGCCGATCTTGGATATGATGACACTGGATATAATCTTCCAGATTTAAATGTCGTTGAACATAAGATAAGTTATAAGCTACACTACCAACCTACCGATAAGTGGGGGGATGCGATTTTCTTTAAAGATTTATCCTCATCTTTAATTGAAGTCTCAAAAGAGAAAAGAGATTCAATGGAAGCAAGGCTTACGAAAGCCGTAGAGATTGCAAAATCACTCGATGGAAATGTTATCATATGGCATCACCTGGAAGCCGAAAGAATGCTTTTAGAAAAAATGTTAAAAGGTGAAAACTACGTATCTGTTTACGGCGGGCAAGAAAACGCCATCAAAGAAAAACATCTTATTGATTTTTCTGAAGGTAAATATAAATACTTGTTGACAAAACCTAAAATTGCAGGATCAGGATGTAACTTTCAAGAAGCATCACATAACATGATATTCGTAGGGATAGACTACAAGTTTAATGATTTCATTCAAGCTGTCCATAGACAATATAGATTTGGACAAAAGAATCAAGTGAACTGCCATGTCATTTATACAGATAATGAATATGAGATTTTGAAAAAGTTAAAAGAAAAGTGGACAAATCATTTAGAGTTGAACCGTCAAATGATTTCACTCGTAAAAACAAACGGTTTAAATTCTGATTTAGTGAGAGCTCAAATGGAAAGGCAAATTTTCAACAATGGAAAAAAGATCGAATTCGATGGCATAAAGCTATTTAACAATGATAATGTGATAATCATGCAAGACAAAGAAATCATAAAAGATAATTCTATTGACTTGATTGTGACAAGTATCCCTTTCGGAGATCATTATGAGTACTCTGAGAATTATAATGATTTTGGACATAACCACGGAAACGAAAAGTTTTTTGAACAAATGGAATATCTGACACCTAATCTTTTGAGAGCTTTGAAGCCTGGAAGAGTTGCCGCCATCCATGTCAAAGATAGAATTCGATATTCTTACCAAAACGGGACATCGTTTACCACTATCAAAGATTTTTCAGGACAAACGGTAGCACATTTCGAGAAACACGGGTTTTATCTTTTGGGAAAAATAACAGTTACAACCGACGTAGTGGCAGAGAATAATCAAACCTATAGGCTAGGATGGTCAGAGCAGTGCAAAGATTCCACAAAGATGGGAGTTGGTTTACCTGAGTATGTTTTACTTTTTAGAAAAGCACCAACTTATGCAGATAATGCGTATGCTGACGAACCAGTCAAAAAAGATAAGTTGGATTATTTAAAATCATTATGGCAGTTAGATGCTCATGCTTATCATCGATCGAGTGGTGACAGATTTTTATCTTATGAAGAGCTAGAGAAAACAAACGTAAAGACCATTTGCGATTTATGGAAAAAACATAACAAGAAATCAATTTACGATTTCAATGAACATCTTAGAGTTTGTCAGGATCTCGACAAGCTAGGAAAACTTTCCTCTACTTTCATGACACTTCCAGTCCATTCACCTAATGAGATGGTATGGACGGACGTGAACAGGATGAGAACATTGAACGCGAATCAAGTAGCAAAGAAAAACGAAAAGCATATTTGCCCTTTGCAATTCGATATCATAGAAAGACTTATAAATAGGTATTCAATGGAAGGGGAAACCGTATTAGATCCGTTCGGTGGTCTCATGTCTACACCTTACATGGCGATTAAAATGAAAAGAAAAGCCGTTGGTATAGAATTAAATACTCAATACTTTCTCGACGGGTTGTATTATGTGAAAACAATTTTGCAAGAAATGACAGCACCGTCTCTTTTTGATTTGCTATCTGCATAATGTCCCAAGACGCATTTGAAGCCGCACGCGCTAAAATAGGTCGATCACTCATTGAGACCTATTTTGGAACGTCGAAATCATACTGGCAAGGTAACGAGTTTTGGACGCTTAACCCCACAAGGGGCGACCGTTCAATTGGTTCATTTCATATTTCCATCGATGGCGTATGGGTTGATCATGCCACAAAAGAAGGCGGGGATTTCATCGAGTTACTTTCCAAAGCGAAAGGAATTTCTTTGTTAGACGCCGCTAAAGAAATAGCGGGCGGGGACTATGAACCCATGCCGAAGAGGGAACCAAAACCTAGAGCAAAAGAAAAAGAAATTAAGGTAGCTCCGTTTTATCCGATCCCCGAAAAGGAAGGAAAAGAATTTCCAGTTTATGCACAGCAAAGTTTTTTCGTTCGAAAGTGGGGAGAGTTTCATTCTGCTTATGCGATCCGAAACATAAAAAACGAAATCCTTTATTTTGTCGCACGATACGAAAAACAAAAGTTAAGCGAAGACGATAAACGCCAAAAAAACACGATCCCGTTTTACATGGGAGTTGATAAGAAATATTATGCCAAACTCCCATGGGATGATAACATTCCGATGTATGGAGTCCAAAAAATAAAACCTGGATGCACGGTTGTTATCGTGGAAGGCGAAAAAAAAGCAATCGTTCCATGTGGCGATTATGTTCTTGTTTCACCCGTTGGCGGATCATCTAAATTTAAATACGCCGACGTTTCACCCTTAAAAATTGCAAGTGAAGTTATAATTTTCCCCGATAATGATGAAGCTGGGAAAAAAGCCGCCGAGATAATTTACCAAAAAATACCCTGCGAAAACAAATCTATCCTAATTATTCCAAACGAAAAACCAAAAGGATGGGACATTTGCGACTTACAAGACGAAGGCGGGAACGCTTCCCATTTTATAGAAAATTGCGATAGATATTCACCTGACATTGAACCGCCAAAAGCGCACGAACCAAACGAACCGCCACCGCCAAAAGACACACCGCCCGCACAATATCAATTAGACGATAATCCTTATTTTCGATGTCTAGGATGGGACGACGATAATCCTTATTTTCGATGTCTAGGATGGGACGACGAAAATCATTATTTTATGATCAAGAAAACTCGAACCATCGAGACAATCGGGAAGCAAACATTTACAGCTTCCAAACTCGGATCGATTGCACCTTTAAATTATTATACAGAAATTCAATGCCATTCTGCGCAAGGAAATATCCAAGTTGCGAAAGCTCAGGATTTTATACAAAACCAATCCTTAGACGCTGGACGTTTTAACATGGATAAGGTTAGAGGCGCGGGCGTTTGGATCGATGGAAAACATAAAATCGTAAATACGGGAAGAGAGCTTTTTGTAGACGGTGAAAAAATAGCTTACGACAAGTTCCCGTCAAACTATGTTTATACGTCATCGGAAAAATATTTTGGTAAAATAGAAGGCGCGCCCGCATCCGCCAAACAAGGGAAAGATTTATACGAATTATTTAGAGTTCAAAGATGGGCAAACCCGCAAGCTCATTACGCCGCGTTAGGATGGGCACTGATTTCTAATTTTGGTGGATGTCTCAATTGGCGACCCCACATATTTATATCTGGAAAAATCGGATCTGGGAAATCGTGGCTACTTGACAATCTTATAAAACCGATCGTAGGCGACTATGCTCATTATGGTAGTGGATCGGATACCGAGCCTGGGATTAGACGGTCAATCATGCAAGAACCCCGTCCAGTTGTCTTGGACGAAATGAAAATCAAAACAAAAAAAGACGAATCCAATATTCAAAACATTTTAAACTTAATTAGAAACTCATCTTCAGACGCATCGGCTAAAATTACAATGGCATCGGCTAACGGTGGAACTATACATTTTAACGTGCGATCTCCGTTTTGCCTTTCATCGGATCAAATACCGTTTGAAAGCGAAGACTTAAAAACTAGGATTTTAAGTTGTGAACTTGAAACACCGCAATCAATAGATAGAGAACGGCACGAACGAACAAAGGCAAAGGAATCGGCTGAGTTTTTGCCCGTCTTAAATAATCCCGATATTTTCAGAATTAGGATTTTCCAAAAGTTACAAGACATTTTAGATGATATTTATTTTTTGCAAAACGACGAACAGGCATTAAAAAGCGATGCTTGTAAGTTTTTCGATACGAATAGAAATAGAGCAAATTGGGCACCTTTACTAGCTGTTATATTTCACCTAACAAATGATGGTAAGCTATCCGATGATTTGAACCTTGCAACGCAGTGGCTATGTGATCATGTTTGGAATTGGAAAGATGATCAAAATGGAAGCTATGGAGACGAAGATGGGATCATTTATACATTGCTAGAAACTACCATGAGAGTCGATATGGAAGATGTGACGGTAGGCGAATTGCTTTTAAATTATAATGATGATACGAACAAAAAGTATCTTGGAAGAATTGGAATTAAGGTAAACAAAAAAGGCGAGTTGTGTATTGCAACTAACTCCGAAAAGATAAAAGACGTTTTGAAATCAAAGCACTATTCAGAAAATTATGATCAACAGTTAAAAAGAAACGAATTATGTTTGAACGGAAAAGAAAAATCTAAAAATGTGAGATTTAATGAGATTGGAAATCGAATGGCAAGGCTGTTTAATTTTGATCAATTCAAATTAAAATATATAGGAAGTAGAGAAGACGATGACGACTGATAGAGAACCGAGTTTGGAAGATGATTTTATAAATGAACCCTACGAATGTCCAGAATGCGGAGTGGGCAGAATTGACCCATTAGATAGCCTGTGCGACGAATGCGGGTTTCACGATGAGATTGACGATTGGGAAGAGTTAGACGAGGATCAAGACGATGAGTAAAGCCCACAGCATTGAGGTCTTGCCATGAAGCCCTCTCAATCCGAAAGACTTAACCGTCTTAGAATTCACGCATCTGAAAATAACGGACGTTTGTTTAGAAATAACGTAGGCGAGGCTTGGGCTGGAAAATCCAAGTGGGTATTGACAAACATCGGGAAACTGTTCACTTTGCTTTCCCCTTCAAGGATTAAATTTGGACTCACTGAAGGATCATCGGATTTGATTGGATGGAAAACGATTGAAATTACACCTGACTTAATCGGTCGCAAAATAGCTGTTTTTTGGGCAGTCGAGGAAAAAACAGGTCGAGATACTTTGTCAGAGGAACAGGCTAACTTTCTAAATCAAGTATCGTCATCGGGTGGGATCGCAGAACTTGCAATAAGTGAAAATGGAAAAACCAAATTAAAAAACATAAATGGAAGTGAAGGTGAATTTCTATGGTGACCAAATATCAAGTAGGTGAAAGCGTTTTTGTTAATACTCAAAATTATGAATTTAAAGGTGAAATCCTAGGAGTCATTGCACCAAATGAAGATCCGAGGTTTAACGATACTTACAAATTAGTATTTGGCATGAATGAAGCAAAGCATTCCAAAGGAACCGATTTTGAAAGATATATCGTAAAGGCGATTATTGCAAAAAAGGACAAGTATTTCATGATCAACGAATATAATATTTTTGGAAGGGTGAAAAAGAAATGAAGCCTACTATTTGTAAAGAATGTAATTCGATAGTTAGAAAATGGCATTTAATTGATAGATATGTAATTATGTGCTTAAACGAGGATTGCAGTGAATTTAATAAAGTTTTGCCAGTTGTAGAGATTGTAAAATTCTCATGGGTTGTTGAGGAAAAGAAATGAAGCCTTGTCTCATAGCATCTCAAAAATTAAAACGTGTTCGTAAAAAATCAGGATTGCAAGTCGATGACATTTGCATTCAACTTAAAATTCCATACAATGATTATATGGAATTGGAACATGGCGAAAATGAAACGCTATCAAAAAACGATATTGAAAAACTTTGTAAAATTCTCAAATGTCGAGATACGGATATTTTGAAGGGGTAGCCATGCACCAACTCCGAGACTATCAAATTAAATTTGTCGATGACATTAGAAGCGCAATGAGAACGAACAAACGCATAATAGCCGTTGCGCCTACTGGATCGGGCAAAACCCTCACGTTTACGTCAATGGCGATAGAAGCCGCAAAGCGTGGGCATCGTGTTCTTATAACAACACATAGACGAGAGATTCAAAGACAAACAGTTCGTAAGCTATACGAATTAGGCGAAGTGGTAGGACAAATTGCAAGTGGAGTGCCAATGATGCAAAGCTATCCTATCCAAGTTGGAATGATAGGCACGCTTCCAAATAGACTTCATTTAGTTCATAAACCATCAATGATTATTGTAGATGAGAGTCATCATATCTTGGCATCATCATGGAAAAGAGTTTTAGAATACTGGGGAGATGTCCCCGCTATCGGATTCACCGCGACACCTATCCGACTTGATGGGAGAGGACTTGGAACCGATGGACTTTTTACAAAAATAGTAGAAGGACCAAGCATTCGATGGCTAGTAAAAAACGGTTATCTTTCAATGCCGATTGTTTATAGACATCCAAACGAAATCCAAGCTAATTTTAAAATCAAAGGTGGTGACTACGATACCAAAGAACAAGAAGTTGTTTTTTCGCGTGGCACTGTGCTAGGTGATGTTTTAGAACATTATAAAAAACATTTGAACGGTAAACCTACCGTTGCGTTTTGTTCTACCGTAGAACATAGCAAACTTGTTGCCGATATGTTTAACCAAGCGGGATATAAAGCCGAAGCCGTTTACGGAAACATGGGAGATAAGGAAAGAGATAACGCTATCGCTGGACTTGCAGACGGTCGAGTCCAAATCATAACTTCATGCGATGTTATCTCAGAGGGAATGGACGTCCCTGGAATCGTAGGATGTATTCTACTTAGAAGAACTCTTTCATTAAGTTTATTTTTGCAACAATGTGGAAGGGCTTTACGTCTTGCACCTGGAAAAACTCATGCTATCATTTTAGATCATGCTGGAAATTATAAAATTCACGGATCTGTCTTGAGTGAAAGAGAATGGACTCTCGAAGGAAGAAAGAAAGAAAAAAAAGCAGAGCCTAAAATGACCGAGTGTCCAGTGTGTTATGCGATATGGGAAGGCACGGTACAAAAATGTGTCTCATGTGGGTATGATTTTCCAAAGATAGAACTCCCAAAAAAAGATCATAAATTTACGATGATCCAAGGGGAACTTGTCACAGAATTCCCAGATTTGGACGATGATCTTTTGATCAAAACGGCTGAAATTCTAGCCGGAAACGTAGACAACAAAACGAATGCTTTATGGTCAATGGCGCACCGCCTAGCACCGCAAGGTGAAGAAGGGAGAATCAAACTCGACAAAGTTAGGAAAGCGATGGGATATTCGGAAAACTGGACAAAAGTAGTTTGGAACAAAGTGAGAAAAAACTCATAAAAAAGATTGACTAAAAATCAATTAAAGATTGATATTTGTAGGAACAAGAGGTAAAAATCGTGGAAAAAATAATCCAAGAAATCAAAGAAGAACGTGAACGCCAAGACAAAAAATGGGGACAACAAAATCACCCTATACTAGACCAATTTTTATTGAATAGAGAAGGATCTTGCACCCCCCAGCGAATGTGTGATGAATACGAAATTCCAAGTGAGGAAAGAGCTAAACAGTTATGTGAGGTTTGGCATGAAAGAGGAAAGGGATCATTTATGCACATATTGATTGAGGAAATTAGCGAAGCTGTTTCGTGTCTTTCGAATACAAAATCCTTACGCAAAGAACTCATTCAATGTGGTGCTGTAATAGTTGCAATGATCGAATCCCTCGATAGGAACGGAAAATGAAATACGTTGAAACACTGGAAGGATTAAAAACCGTCCCTGAAATTATGGAAGCAAACAAACCTAAAAACGGAATGTTTTTCTATTTGGAATTAGAAGAAAGCAAAGCCGTTGCCATGTGTGGAGGAGTCTTTAACTTGGCAATCCCTGAAATGATAACTGCAATTCAATGCCAAATTGCGGATCTTGATTTACAAGTCCAAATCGGAATTCTTACAACTTTGCTAAAAATTGCAATCGATAAGAAGAATTTGTCCGAGCCCGCCGATATAATGGAGTCAAATGGAGAGCCTCGAACGGCAAATCAGACACGTCAATCAATGCAAGAGTTTATACAGTAAAGGAAACCAAAATGGAAACAATTAAAATAAACGACACGAACGAGATCCGAATTTCAAACGATGAATACAACGGTAAGAAATTCGTTTCAATCCGCACGTGGTGGCATAATGGCGATGGGGATTGGAAACCTGGCAAGCAAGGCATAACGATCAAAAAAGACCAATGGGAAGAATTTTCTTCGATCTTAATGAGATGGGAGCCTGAGTTTTAAAGATGGACTCAAAAAGTTTTAGATTAAAAAATCAAAACCATGAAACTAAATATATCCTGTTTTGTCATAAATTTGCCATGATACTTTATTCATTTGATAGACAAGAAATGAAATGGAGACCCGATAATTTATATCTTGAGGGTGCATATACTCACCTAAAAACAAGAATCGATGCAAAAAAGTACATTAGAAATCTGATGAAAGAAAAGGAGCTGAGAATAATATGAATCCGAACACCGCTTTATATGTCCAAACTTGCCGCCGTTGTGGATTAAAAAAAACATCGGATCATGAACATGAATCTGATTGTCATGGTATGTGCACATCTAACACAAGAAAGATGCGAAGCTATGAAGAGATTGAAGCAAAGCTAAAAAGTGAACGTGATCCAAATAATCAATTCTTGAGCGAGCCATATACACAGGGAATTATTGCCGCACTGAACTGGGTATTAAGTGGGGCGCCATTATGATAACCACCTTCACAACCGAACAAGAATTTCACGCTTCAAGGCAAAAAACAATAGGGTCAAGTGACATACCTACCTTGCTTGGATTGAATGCAAAATATGACCAAACGCCTTACACCCTTTGGAAAATTAAAACGGGTAGGGAAAAAGGATTTGAGGGTAATCAATTCACGGAATGGGGACATAGACTTGAGCCTGTTATATTAGCGAAGTTTTTAACCGATATGACAGGCAATGAAGAGGTAGGAAAATATTTTCAAGCAGTTGCGTTGACGGGTCAAGTTATGGGACATCTCAAAGAACATGAGACCTATTCTTATTTGGGAAAAACCGTCGCTACCCATGACGAATATCCTTTCGCGCTTGCTCATGCTGATTTATGGATTCCAGAATTAAAAAGAATCCAGGAAGCAAAGTCAGGATCTTTCTATGGAACAAAGAGAAAAGATGACCCTGACACTGGATATGATCGTGAGAACCTAACGTCCAACGGAATCCCGCTTTCTGTTTACGTCCAAACTATCTGGCAAATGTTTTGCTATGACGCCGAATTATGCGGGGTATCTGCCTTGCTTGATACTTCACATTATTTAGAATATGGCCCGTGGAAACTAGACACAAAACTAATCGGTCGATTGCTCGAAATCGCGGATAAGTTTATGTGGCACGTCCTGAATGATAAACCGCCGATGCCGACTACATGGCTTGATTATCAAGATATGTTCCCGCTTGTCAATGATACTGCTTGCGTTTATCCTTTGGACTATACTTTGAATGATAAAGGCTTGACGTTAGGTGACATGATAGAAGCGTATCATATTGAGTCTGAAAAGAAAAACAAAGCCGAAGACAAATTGCAAGATATCAAAAAAGCGATTGGACTCATCATGGGAGAGAACCGAACACTACAAACTCCTGAAGGTCAAGTATTAGTAACGATGACATTAACAGAAAAGGAAAGCGTGAAAGGTATTAAGGCGATCGAGAAAGAACTTCCAGGGATGGGAATTAAATTGAAAGAAGCTGGATTGATAACAGAATCAAAATATAAAACTCCGAAAGTGAGAAGGTTAGAAAAATGAATAATCAAAAAACGATACATGATCCACCTCCAAAAATAGGGAGTAAAGTTATTATCACAAAAAATAGCTTTAACAAATTTTCATTAGGCGATATATGCATTAGAACAAAAAGCGGTTATCCATTAAATTTATTTACTGTAAGATCAAAAGAAGGATTAGAACAGTTAGTTAATTGGGATGATTGCCAACCATACACGGAATTATTAAATTCAAAGGAAAAAACAATGAAACAAAAAACAAAATGGTATAACCCGTTCACATGGTTTAAAAGTGAACCCGAAAAAGAAGCAGAGCCAACCGGAACGGTTGAACCTGTTATCGAACCTCCAACGGTTTTACCCGCGACAAGTTACACTCCACCGCGTAACATACCAAAACGCAAACCCGCGCCGAAAAAGAAACCAACCGCGAAGAAAGCAAAGCCAGCGAAGAAGAAGGTGAGGAAATGAAATTCGATTGGGAAAAAAATAAATCACTACCAAACGTCAGTTTGCAAGAGTTATTTGACTTAGGTCGCCCGATGGGAACTGGAAGTTGTTCTGTGAAGATAAAAGGCACACCTTCTTTCCCTGGAAAAAATAGACAAAGAAACCTAAGAAAGAAAAGCAAACAATCAAGAAAAATAAACCGAGGCTTACGATGACAGCACCCACCACCGCACCCGCTACTTTAACAACCGTTGACGCATTAGTTCAATCAAAAAAAGAATCACTAATGCAAATCGCTGTCCCCGATGTCCGATCTAATTTTGACGTTTGGTCAAAACGCGCCATCGTGGAAGTTGCACAAAACAAAGAATTGAATTCCTGGATTCTTTCTTCCAAAGATGCCCAATTCCAATTTATCACAAAACTAAGTAAAGCCTGCCAAGTTGGTTTGCAGTTAGGTGGAACACGCCCGCACGCGTATTTCATGGTTATGTCCGAATATAAGGATGGAAAAAAGGTAGGCGAAAATTTGAGAATGGACATCACCAAAGATGGACTTGCTCATGCTATCGTCCACGGAAATGGAGCTGTTTTGCAATCCGTACCAGAGATTTTCCGAGTCTATGCAAACGATAGATTTTCGATTGATCAAGCTGGGAAATCTTATACACATGAGTTTTCCCCGTTTGGGGACAGAGGCAAATTGCTCGGATGGTTTACCGTGTTACATTATCGCAAAACTGTGAACGGTCAACCGTGGACTGAGATTCCGTTTGTAACTTTAGAAAAAGTCGAAAAGATTAAAAACGGATATTCTCAAATCACTTCGCCCGCATGGAAAAAATCTGAAGACGAGATGTTAGATAAGATTGCCACAAAGCAACTGCTAAAAAAACCTTTTGCAGAGGCTGAAGGCTTGGCAATGTTAATCGAAGCTGAAGAGAATGAAGCAAGTCTTTCTTTGACACCCCCGATGGACATAACAGACAGGGCGACCGCGAAAGTTGACAAAGCACTTGGAAACTTAAACGGTGATTTTGAATCTGATCCTGTTTCCGAAAAGCCAATCAACGAAGAACCGAAAAAGGAAAAAGAAAAGACAAATAAAGATTTGTTTTAGTTTTTTAATCCTATAAAAACAATGGAGGTATTTTATGAAAAAAATTATTTGGTAAAAAAACAAAACTCCTGATTTTCAATGTCGGGCATGGACTTTACATTCATGCCTATTTTAAATTCTCACCTAATCCCGTTTTTTTAATCGCTTCCTTTGCATTTTTTGATAATTGAGCCATGATAAATTCTTTCGATCCAAATTTACGAACAGCATCTTCAAAGAAATTTACAGGCTTACGGATGATAGATGTTTGAGTGAGACTACGAACCATTGTAATACGTTCGTTATTATTGTGACGATACCAAATACCAAAAGCTCGATTCTTTCCTTTTGGCTTTCCAATAAAAAACCTTGCAAATCCTTTTCCTGAATAACTTTCACCAATGTTTGAATTAGGCGGAGTTTTATCTAACCAAAACTTTTTGAGCAAGATACTCATAATATTTCCAGCTCTTGCAAACAAAGTTGGAATTGCGACTTTATCAAAACCAGGCTGAGGATCTACTTTACCGCCCAATTCTTGGGAAACCATATACTTAGCTTGCACAACCGCACGGGAAAACATACGAGATATGTTGTCACCTTTCGCATGGCGATCTTGTTTGATTCCACGAATAGAATATGGACGACGTATCTTTAATCTTTTTTTTGCATTTTTCCGAGCGTGTGAACCTACCGCATCCGCCGTATCATTTAAAGACTTTGCAACCGCCTTGGGCATTTCTTTTTTATCGATAAATTTCAACGCATGAAGTAGGTTTTTAACGTCGGTTTCTGCTCTGATCATTTTATAAAAACCATACCGCCTGACATGGGCAATTGGGATCGTTTAACATATTCATCATTTCAGCTTGAGTTTTAAATGCGTTTATATTCCATTGATCAATCTCGGATTCATAAATAATCTGATTTTGATTTCCAAGTAAATAAACCCAGCCCATTTGATACCATGGACTTTCATTTGATTCAATAGTTTCACTTTCTACCGTTTCTTCAGTAACTATTTGATTTTCATTATCTGATTGAATTGTTTCTATTTCTTCACTTTGTTTTGTTTCAGGTTGTGAAAGTAAAATAATCGGCTGTAAATCCTTAGTTTCAGAATTGCAACCGATTAACAAACAAACAAAAAGAATTATTTTAAGGTTCAGTCTCTTCATTTGGATATATCACTTCCAATTTTGATTGAATGCCATCGAGTTTATAAAGCTCAATTTGCAAACTCCACATCATTTGAGTGTTTGGAAATTCTTCTTCAGTAACTTCGATTTCATTTAAAACTTCATCGGTTGCCGTGTTTGTTATTTTTAATGTTATCATATTTAATCCTTATGGTAAGTATCGTCTTGCAAATTTGTAAAGATGCCCAACTTGGACAGGTGAATGCGTTTCGGATGCTGTTCTAGGAGTGCCGTTTACGCCGTCGCTTATAGGGTTTTGAACGTTATTTGTTCTAAGTGTAACTGCAGTCTCAACCGTATCTTGGTTTCCACCACCTGGACCTACATCCGCATTGACATAAAGTTGATGCCAATGGCCCTGTAAATAACCTAACGTCCTTAAGCCTGGAATAAACAAACCCTCCGCGTCATTTGCAGAAATTAAAGTTTTACCAGAGACTTCAAATTCTCTTGCCGTCGTAGTTGACCCCGCTATACGATGAGGAAACAAAGTTACGTTTTGCGTTCCCGATGTTGGCGTTCCCGTAACCGTTACTTCCCTTGTTATAAGGTTAATGTTCGTTATCGGAAATTCTACACCACCTACTGTCAATGTTCTCCAATTTGTATAACCGCCGTGAACCAAAACATCTTTTGCAAGCGCGGCAAGCAAAGCATTTGCAGATGCGTTATTTGGAAACGTAACCGCTGAACCCGCGATAGAAGAAGACCAAACGGAAACCTCTCCCGCTTCACCTTCCAAGTATTTAATCTGTTTTGCTCTTAAATGTGGAACTAAATCAGGATAGTTTGTTTCGCTTAAAACGGTTTCAATATTTATATTAGACAAACATAACGCCGGAAAATATGTTTTAGCAGTTGCTATGCTTGTCCCATTCCATGCGACAGGTGGCGTATAAGTATCAAGTTGAATATACTCACCGATTTCAGCACGCATTTCTTTTGTTATCTTTATAATTGATTTTAAAAGAAGTTCATTTGTTCCCGCCGCTTCTGTAAATCCAGCTTCATCTTGAACTCCCATAAGTTCATCTTGCACGTCATTTGCCCAATTTGCAGTTATGACCGTTCCTTGAGGATTATTGATTGCGTCAAAATCATCGAATCTATTTGCTACGTTACCTGGCCCCGCGATTACTCTCATTTAATTTTATCTCCGTTATGTTATGATTAAATATCGTCTACTGTTCTTCCAACTTCCATAAGTCCAACTACACCAATTCCAACTACGCCCGATTGTTGAATGAATGTTATATCAACAAAAACAGGTTGTAATCTCAAAGGAAAATACCTAGCAATGATGTCTTGTAATTGCAAATATTGAATTTGTGAATCGACTTTTCCTGTTACACGAAATAATCCCATTGGATATGTTCCATCTTGAAATTCATTTGGAATCCAATCCGCATAATCAGAAACTTGCATTTGTCCTACCATTCCAAGTCCAATCATGTTTTGAGCGGGAGCGTTGAATTCATCAATTTGAATTTCTGGAAATGCGATGTTTACCCTTTCCCTCAAGTATGTTATGTTTTGACCGCCTATCGCAGTCGCTACTTGAGAAATCCTAAGCTGTAAATTTCTTGTAGTTTCCGTTGGATCGTATTTTATATTTAAAGCACGATACCAGCTTTCTAAAGTATCAACCGCGTTTATAGGCTGTGATTCGTTAATTGTATTTTTTGCGTATAACTTTGCACGTTCGATTGTATCGGAAATTCCAAGCATTACATTTTTAAAATCTCCAAATAATTTGAAAACCAATCCTTCTGGAAGTAGGGATGTAATGAGCCTAAAAATCATTATAAGAATGTCACCGTTCCCAATTTTGCAAGCTGTGAATTTGTTAGTTGGTAACTTATTTCAGGAGCGGCGTCAACTTCTAAAGTCACCGTCAAAGATTTAGCCCCTAGTAAATTGGCTAATGTTGTAATGTCAGACGTAGAAACCAAGTTAGGCGCATCGACTTCTAAAGGGAATAATCGTGGACGTCTTGAAAAACAATAGGATTCTATCTGATCTTCAATTTGTTGTCTTAGAAGTGCTTCATTTGGAACTAAGTCAGATATTTCAACGTCTACCGTAACTTCAGTAAATGCCAACGCTGATACGTTATCCGACATAGGTTTTCTGATTGGATCATTAAGATAGTTTTGAACTTCTGTCAGCTTTGTAGAGTTTGGAATTCTGTTTAACGGATTCGGGTCATCTGTCAAAGGGTAAACATTTATAAAATTCGGAGCCACGCGAAAAGGAAACGCCTCTGCAATTCCGGATACTTCAGTCGCCCAGGCTACGTAGTCAGGAACCGCGCCCCCTTGAGGTGGCAATTGCTGTCTGAAGGTTACACGTCTTCTAAAGTCTTCTAAAGATTCAGAATCCGCGCCCGATTGAATTACACTTGCAACCGTTACTTGACGATTAACGCCCGCTATTGGAGTTGCAAATTCTAAAACATCCGCAATGTTTAGATTTCCCGATGCGCCTGGAGCAGTCGCCTGTAATTGCAATGTCGCTACACCTAACGCAATCACAGCATCAACCGTCGTTACATAAGTTACGCCATCGGCTGTTAAAATGTTCCCAGCTAGGATATTTGACCCGTTTGTTCCCGTCGCCGTTCCCGTAAAAATAAACAAAGTCGCGGGGTTCGGTTCAAGTCCATATTCAAGACCCTTAGAAAGAAGCGCGTCTTCATCGGCTGACTCGACAAAGATTTGTCTTCTAACCCATTCCGAATACTTGTATAATCCGTAGACTACGCCCGCTATCATAGTTGCTATAATTTCCCAAACTGAAATAGGAAGCAAAGGAGCTGATCTGCCTACCCTGTTTTCTATGTCCGAGATAGCTTGATCTTTTAATTCTTGTAATGTGGGAATTGTCGCCATTTATGCTATCCCTCCAACAAATTCTAGTTCTACCGCTTGCGCTTTCCAATTCATGCCATAAGCAAATTCTAAGACATTCCCATCGGGTTGTGTTATTTGGATTTCTATAATCAAAGTATTCGCATTTTGGATTGATACATCGACATCAATTTCGGACGCAATACCTTCAGAAAGTAAATAATCTAATCCTTCCCTTGTATATCTTTCAGCAAGGTTTCTTGTCGATGCTGTTATGTTATCTTGAAAAAGATCATTCAATCTCGAAACAAGTCTATGAGACGGTAAGGAAATTTGATTTCCCCAGTATGGTTTTGAAAATAAAGACACGTAAGCAGAAATATAAAGCGCGTCGGACGTTGCAAAATCACTTTTTGACGTGAAAGATATTTGACCACCGTTAGGCGTTGGTTCAAGGATTAAGTCTGCCATTTAAAAATACCTTGGATTGATATACCTAATTTGTGAACAAGTTTTTTTTGCATAGTTAAATGATCGTCCCCGTTCCCGTTGTTGATCCGTTAATCGTGTCCGGTGTTGTCACTGTGATTCCACTTGGAACCTGAGCATTACCCGTGAATTCATCTATGATCTCATCGGAAATAATGTCCGCCATTTGATCGGCAAAATCAGCATCTGACATCGGAGTAGTTTTTGTCAGTGCGTATAAAGTTATCAGTTTTGCCTTGAGTGCTGATTTTAATCTCGATTTACTAAGTGCCATAATTTCCTCAAAAAAGTAAAGATCCGATTCTTGTTTTGATCGTTTGCAAATTTATAACTGTAGCCGGATCGGTTGCATGATTAGTCGGCGCGCCAAACGTCTTAAATGCAATCAGTTCATCAATTAAAGAATCGATAACAGATTTTAAGGATTCCGTAGTATTTGATAATTTAATTTTTCCATTTGTATCCAAAAATATTTCAGCTTGCTTAACCGTTCCACTTGCATTTGTAGAATAGATTTTTGTTTGTCCGCCCGTTACCGATACCGCTAAATTATAATTATGTGAAGCGACAATTACAGAATAACCGCCTTCGATTTCTTGAATAACACATTGAGATCCTGGAGTGATCCCCGATGAAATCCCTGGCAGTTGATAGAATTCTGTTTCCCTTGTAAATTCATCGCCTTCGATGGTTTTCACATTGATTGATTGACCGTCTGCTTGACCTCTTTTCTCAAATAAAAATGAAATTGCTTTTGATAAAGTAGACATTATGCAATCACCTTTTTAAATTTATTAAATAATCCGTTTATCGATGAGCTAGGTGATAAAACCCACGGTTCATTTGTTATAACCGATCCATCAAACGCATTTGGAAGTGACAAACTCAATGTGCATTGATCACCTGAGTTTTCATCTAAAGTCAATGTGACCGATCGTATAACAAATTTAGACGGTTTGTAAATCATAGCATTAGGAGCAAGCAGTTCAATCATTCCCCCTGGTTGCCAAAGTTTTCCCTTGTAAAACCATGAAGAAAGAATTACTTCCAATGTAATTGAGTCTACCTGATCTTGACTTCTAGTCCTTTCACCGAACGCACGTAAATCCGAGTTTTCTTTTTTTGCTTGGACAAGTTTTCTACCAAATGTAGTGGACTTGTCCTCGATTGTTACGGATCTTGAGTTTCCATTCCCAGATCCTAAAACTAAGTATTCTGAAAATCTTTTTGACCTATCGAATGATGACCTAACATTTAAAACGGGCTCTTGTCCTGATTCTAATGATGCTTGGATTTTATCGCTAGATGATATTTTTTTAAATGTGCAAGCGTTAGAAATCGCAGGTATGCACCAATAGCCACGGGAAGCCGCTTCTTTAGAAACTGCTTCAAATAGCTTTTCTCCCTTATCGATTTTTATATTTGGAATCGGTGGAGTGTCTGGATCTACTTTTACGCTATCAAAAGAACTCTCTCCAATCAGCTTATTTGCAAATTGTTGCAATGTTAAACGGCTATAATATACATCTTTTATCACATCACTGTCAACGTAAGTTGAAAACCTAGCTCTCGCTTGTATGTTTACTTCTATACCTTGATCGGATTCGGCTGGAGTTATGACATCAATGTAACCATTTAAGAATGTCGTGTCTAAATAAGTTATATCGATTGTCTTATCTGTGAAAGGCTTGAACGCTTCCCTTGCTTCGGTATCATCTGGATTGAATGTCGTATTAAAACTAACCGCCGCACAAGCCGCATCCATTTCATATTTCAAAGATAATCCTTTGAAGTTTTTTAATGTATATGCACCTATTTTTATTTCAATTCCATCGTTTAGGTTTGGTAAACCTATCACGCCTTCCATGTTTAGACGTTGCGTAAGAATGAAGTCTCCTACTGGATTGCTCATGGAACGTATCTAACTTCCTTTCCCTCTGGCATGAGTAGGATCTCATCACCTACCAAACGATTAAAATCAATAAACGCATCGACTTTTGAAATATCGTTTAACACTTCGTAACAAAATTTTATAGGAGAGATTTCTTTTTGCAAAATTACTTTTCGTTCAGTTGGTAAATTTAAAGTACGATCGATCAACAATCTTTGACATAGATTTATGAATCTTTGAATTTCAAAATAAACATTGTAGTCAACCGTTCCACCTAATGCAGTTACACGGTCGTAAATATTTTTAATTGTTTGATTTGATTGATATAATGTTTCCGCGACAAGTATAGCCTGTGACCTAGTGTTTAACTCACCTTCCAAAGTTGATTGAACAAGCGAAGACATTATCGCAGTCGAAACACATCCTTGTATTGTCGCCTCGTATCCTGTTATAATAAGATTGGGTTGGTTCAGTTGATTGCCCGTAAAAACAAGCATATCGGAGTAACCGTTTATTTTTGCTTCAATGGAAGATACTACCCTACAAGGTAGTGCAAATAATTGATTCAATTCTTGGACTAGGTTAGCTGGTTCGGATAGTAACTTATCTAAATTTCTTTCTATGTCTTTTTGTTTGTTATTTATTGCGTCTTTTAGCTCTTGAACTCTGACACCAAAATTCTTTTTTTGTTTTCCAAATTGAGAAAGTAAATCTTTCGTTCTACCTTCAATTCGATTAACTTCAGAAAGACTTGTTCCAATTGTCCTACCGATTGCCCTTCCAAATCTGTTTATAGATTCCGCAAATGACAAAGCAAAATCAATTGCATCAATGACAAGTTGAACGATACCCGCGATGTCATTTAGTATTTTGTAAAATGCGTTGGCCTCTGGATAATATCGAATAAATTCGATAACAAACATAGCCCGTCCAAGACCGTCAACAAACTCCTCTGTCTGTCTGTATGTGATTGGAATAACGTCGTATGATCCCCATCTAGGATGATCTAAAGTGCCTACACCGTTTTCTTCTAATGCTTTCCAAAACCGATCCGCTTCACGATCATAATTTTCGCCCGTTATATAACAAGTAATGGGAAACCTATTTGCAATGTTTCCTAATTCTTGTTCGTTGGTTTCATTCTGATTTGGAAATTCATTGACGGCAATTTTTTTTCCGCCCGATCTTTCTAAAGTATCAAACTGCAATTCAAAGATTTTTCTTTTTGGCGATTGATATTTTAGTTTTTCAAGACGTTCTAAGAATTCCATTATCGTGACATACCTAATCCGGTATTTACGTTTATACCTGGAATTTGTGAAGATCGTTGAACGCTTGTTCCACTTGGCAAGTTTTTAAAATTTACATCGACTTGGCTACGGTTTGTTGTGGTAGTATTCGATTGAATGACACCTTGATTTCTTGACTGCAAAGGATTGTATGCACCGTTTATATTTGCCGATGTCAAGCCTGGCATATTCGCTTCATCGATTTGCATTTGGATCGGTTCATTTGAAATCTTAGATTTTAACCAATCGTAAGAAGATCCTAGAAGTTTTATACCCTCAATGAGTTCAATGATCGGAGCAAGTAACACGCGAAAGGCTTTTGACATCATGCTTGTTTTTTCTGAAAACAAACTAGCTTCGTCACCTGTTGCGCTTAACCATCCCCAAAGTTCTTTTGCTTTTTGAACTATAAGATCCCAATTCTTATAAACCAAGACACTAACCGCAACCAATCCTGCCATCGCAATAATGACAAGACCGATAGGATTTGCAGATAAAGCCGCGTTTAATGCCCATTGAGCCGCCGTTGTAATTGTTAGCTTGCCACCTACTAAGGTAGTCGCAGCACCGTATGCTAACATAATACTTTTCTGAAGACCTAAAACAAAATTTAAAGCAACGTAGGCGGAATATCCCGCAAGTAAAGCTGGCAATAAACCGCTATCCCACGCATCTGATACAAGTTTGACGGCTTTCCCGATTCCTTCAAAAACCATTTCTATTTTTTGACCGATAAAATCTTTATTATTGGCAATCCATTCTGTCATTGCTTTTATAACGGCTGTAAGTTTTGGAAGTAGTGGCCCTAACGCCGATGCAATTACGCCTTGAGTCGCTTGTTTCAAATCATCCTGTGCATCACCAAATGCCTCGGATGCTTTCGCTGCTTCCTCTGAAATTAGACCGTATCTTCTTTTTGCTTCCCGAAGTGCGTCAATGTTTTCCTTTCCGCCTTTAGAAAACTTGATCATATCTTGAGCCGCGCCGCCAAACGCCGCTGTAGCAAGTGCCGCCCGTGTTGATTCGTTTGTTTCTTTTGAAATCGCATCCGTAAGCAAGTTAAATGCTTCCTCGGAATTCTTCGCACCTTTCACTTGTTTCAATAAAGCTGGATTTGATTTTTCGAGAAATTTTCCTAGCTTCCCTTGACCCACTGCCAACTTACCTAAGTTTGTTGACATAGTTTGATAAGCTGAATTTAATCCTTCAACGCTAGATCCTTGTTGACCCGCGACATATTCTAATTCTTGCAAGGATTCAACCGATAATCCTAACGTCGCTGAAGTCTTTGCAATTCGATCCCCTAGCTTTGCAAATTCATTCACTTGATTTGCAACCGCGGAAGTTGCCATCGTAGCAAATAATCCGGTAGCTATGTTTTTTACCGTTAAAAATGAGGCACCTAATTCTTTTTCTACTTTTCCAGACAAAGCAGTGACTTCTTTCCCGATTTTCTTAAACTTCTTTTGATCGGAATCATCAATTTTGAAAATCAATCCAAAAACATTCGGTCTAGCCATTATGATTTTCCTCCTATAGAATTCCGATCGAGTTCATTTAATTCCATCGCGCCATCGTAGAAAAATTTCAATTGATGTTTTTTTAATTTCATCACGTCACCTAATGACTGAAATCTGTCTACCGTTGTCAAAATCATTGCGCGTAACAATGATTTCTCTATGACAAAAAATCTGTAATCGCAACCAAAACCCCAAAATCTCTTTTTTTAATTTCGTTGATTTCTGTCACCTTACACCCGCAAATTTTATGCAAAAATAAAAGGCATTTGTCAATGGACATCTTTTTAAGATTTACTTTCACTTCGCCTTTTTTGTCGGTTGTGACATTATCGCCACGGGAAATTTCTTGCAATTGCATTGCCGTTGGTTCTGGGAATACGATTTCTTTTAAACTGCCAACGGGTTTTTCAAGTTTGTATTTTAAGGAAGAATCCTCTGAATCGAAAACAAGATTTCCTCTCATGATTGCGTCTAAAAAAATCGTGTTTTGTTCTTCAGTTAAACCGCCAAACTCTTCTTCGATGTTTTCGATTTCTTGTTTAGCAGTTTCCGCATCGACTTTATATTCGGTTTTCTGTTTTTGTGAATGGTCTTTAAAAAGTTCAGTCATTGAATTTTTCCTTATTTTTAAAAACCATTCTATAAATTTACGTCAACCTTTAAATCAATTTTTAGGTTTGTTCAAACTTTTCGCCCATCATCGCAATTTCCAAAGTTCCATCTCCAGAATTCGGATTTAGTTCGCCTTCACCTGACAAAGAACCGTCGTAAACTACACCGTCTGATTTTGTTATTTGAACCGGAACCGTCGCGCCTGAGTTCCATATTTCTTGTAAGAATTCAACGTCAAGCCTACTGGAATCAATCGACAAAGCAAGACCATCGAAACCGCCTAATTTGCGTCTCATGTTCGTGTGTTGTTTACCGTTTCCAGTTGGCAAGTTAGTTGGAACAAAACCCGAAAGTCGATAGTTCATCGTCCCTTCATTTGCAGGATCGAAAGAACGTCCATTTATAAGAACTTGTTGAATGTCGCCGCCGCGAATATTTCCCATTTTATTCTCCTATGTTATACGGACGTTATACGCCCGCACCTATTCCCCAGTTATAAGACACTGCAATGATTTTTAATCCCGCGGCTAAATCATCCTGGATTGAAAGATCGATTCGGCCACCGTTTCCAGAATTGATTTCTGCAACGATTGAACCTACAACCGCATCACGATTTTTTGTAAGACCCCTTGGAACCCATAAATCATCTACGAGTTTTTTCAATGTCCCCGCACAGAATTTCGGACGAATCGCATAATCTAAGTCTACCGTCGAATTGTCATCGACCACAACACCGTTAATGAATGGCGATGCACTGAAAACTTGATCCATCGAATAAATCTTTGTTTGCAAATTGGAAAGGATTTCCGTAAATCGAAGATCCGTAACCGCCGCACCAAGATCATTTGTTTTCCGGGTCGTGACCAAATCTTCCATAACGAATTGACCGTCTGGAGAGATTGCAAGCGTTGAACATCCAGCTTTCACAAGCGCGTCTTTTTGTTCGTAAGTCCAATTGACTAAAGTCGATGGAACCCTTACGCCTGGAATAGCTTTTCCTCTGATCGGGCGACCTGGATTTGATTGCCACCAAAGTGACGCGTAACCACAGATAAACGCTGATGCAAGATAGGAAAGCGTATTCGATTGGAAGGTAGGGACAAAAGAAATCGCTTCAGAGTTTCTTTCCGTTCCAGTTGCTAGGTATGTCGCATAATCTTCATTATTTGGAGCAAACCCTACAAACGGTTTTTTAACCGATGGGGCGATTTTCGTAACATAGAAATCTCTCAAAATGTTAAGGCTTGTCGCGTCTACATATGGACAGTGAATGTCAGTATAGAACACGTTTCCAAGATTATCCAAAGCAGTTTGTAAAGTCGATGGGTTGTTTGCACCCGATGTCAATTGAACAAGGGAAATGCTTAGACCCGCCGGAGTTGCGTCTCCGCTTTCCAAATTCAATGCAAGTGCAATCGTGTTTCCGACCACGCCCGCATTTTTTGCAGTTATAACAAGGTTTGGTGAGCTGAAAGCCGATGTAACGGGCAAGTCTAACACTGCGTTGACAGTTGTGGCAAGAGCCGCCGTAACCGCCGCGCCCGTTGCACCGTTTACAACCGCATGAGTAACTTTTGTTCCGCCGATATAGAGCGCAATCGTTCCCGCCGCCGATGCCGTTCCCGTTACGACTAATGAACCCGCCGCTTTTACGCCTGAACCGTGAGGAGCGACTGGCAAAGCAAAAATGGGAATTGCGCCGTTTGACCCTTCTCTTGCACGCTTGATTGAAAGTGCAAGCATTGAGCCTTGACCGTATAACGTATCCTCTTGACCTGCTACTGAGATCCGTCTAGGTATGTTATTTACAACCGTAGTCTTGTCATCGTTATACTGTCCAATCATGACAATCGATCTAGGAGCGATTAGACCACCTACACCAAGACGAACATTTTTTTGTTCTATAAAAACACCACTTGCCGCCGCGTTAGATGGCACTAAGTCAAATGTTACCATTTATTTTTTTCTCCTAAAAATGATTTCTTTAAATTTCTAAGCATTGAATTGATACTCTGCGCTAAAATATTTTGCGTCTACTGTTATAATATCTAGCAATTCATTTACGGCATCATTATCCACCGCAAAACTTTGGTTCACGATTCCAGGTGGAAAATAAGGAAGAGTGATCGAAAATCTAAGGCTTGCACCTACTACCGATTCTTCAGACCTATCCTCATTTGTTGAAAAAATGTTTATCGTTCCCCAAGTTTTTTTCCCAAGTTCGGATATAACTTTCCCGAAATGGCTTTTTGTGAGTCTATAAATTGCGTTTCTTGTTTGTTGGATAAGGTATCTTAGGCGACGCATTGCAACTTGTTCGGAAAATTCGTCTTCATCACCTACCGATTTTACGAGCATTTCGATGACAAATTCGCAAGTATCCTCTACCATTTTATTTACGGCACCGTTTCCAGGTGTTATATTTGGAGAGTAAACACAAACTAAAGGTATAAATTTAGTGTAATTTGAGTTATCTTTTTCGATATCTGGAAATCGATTCAAGTCTTGAGTGATTTCAAAACCTACACTCGAATCCATTGCCACTTGTTCATCTCTGTATTCTATCAAAGATTGAACGATTAACTCTTGATAAACGTCAAAAAATCCCCTAGGGTCAATCGGCATTTTTCATACCTCGCCTAGCTGGAATTATTGCTTTATTTGGATTTGGAACCGATTCTATTTGCCATGTCGTGAATCCGATTGTGTTATCAGATGCGACATTTTTTAAAATGCCCTCGACTTCATTATTATTGATGTCTCGAATTTTTACTAAATAGCCGTCTTTTATTTCAAATGGAAAAATTGAATTTTGAACCGTCAAAGAAGATCGGTTTACAAATGTTCGCAAGTTAGTTTGTGGATTTTTAATTGTCGCTATGCGATGGTATTGACCTTTTAAAGTTTTGCCATCCAATCCAACTGATACCCATACTTCTAAGTTAGCATCGTAGATTTCAAAAGGCATTCCAAAGTCATTACCTGACAAAGTGACTTTTAAATCCGATTCTGCTAACTCGCGAACGCTTGTCATGTGATTCTAATGAACCTCATCCTTTTTAATTTTTCCTCTCGATACAATTCCCTTTGGATCTATTTTAGAAACATCGGGTTCATCATTTGAGGATTCTTCTTTGCTATCAATAGGATCTTCGATTTTGCTTTCTTCTACCTTGACCGATTGCTTGGAAACTTCTACGATTGAACCTTGATTTACAAGAGTATCAAACGCATTAGCTTTTTTTAATGCTTGGACTTGATTCACTGTCAAAACTTGCCCCGATTCCATAGAACCGAGGTTTGAGTTATAAAGTGAAATACCTTCCGCTACTTGATATTCCATTAGGATACCCTTATGTATTCAAGCTTACAATCGTTCCAATGGTATCGATTGCAGTTGGCATAACAAGAGGAGCTGATTGAACGCCCGCCATCCATACGCTAGGAGGTTTTGGATACGCGAACGGAGTGAACGCCGCAACCGAAAACTCACTTGGGATTGGAAGACCTTGAGCATAATAATCAGACTCGAATTGAGGAAGGATCTCAGTTGCCGCAAAGCCTTTAGTTAGACGAGCAGTTCTATCCATCACAATCACGGTGTAAGCTGGCATATACTCAACTTTAGTTGTCGCGTCTGTAATCAATGCGCCTGGAGTTTCATAGAAATCATCCGCTACATAGATATCCAAACGATACCCGTTAAAATTATATTGGCCTTGGAAAGATGCGCCTTCCATGATTTCACCTTGTTGGAAACGACCTGGTTGAATGAAGTCAGGTGAGTTATTATACTTGGAAAGAAATCTTGTAAGAAACAAGTTCCATGTCAAAGCATCCATGATGATCGTGTTAGGCTTACGTTTTCCCGCTTGATAGATTCGTTTGCAAATCTCAATAATGTCGCCTTCCACGTTTGCAGTAGGTTGATCCCATTTAACAGACGGTGTCAAATCCAAGGTAGTTTTCTTATCAAAATCAATGTTTACTTGATTTCTCAAAGTGATAATACCGGTTGTTACTGCTTGGACAGCCATTCTTTCGATTGCGTTAATGATCTTTTGAGCGTTAAACGATTGAGCCTGTGCAAAATAGTAGGCCATAGCCTCCATTCTGCTAGTATCGGAATACGGATCTTGACCTGGAAGTCTCTTGTTAAGCATTGCCGCGCTAACAGGAGTTTCTTCCCAATACAAAGGAGGGGTATATTCTTTGTTAGTGAAAACACTTGCGTAATTCGTATTTCCCGCGCCCGATCCTCTTGCAACGTCGTTTGCAATCAAACGAATCGATCTTTGAACGTCGATCTCTACTTTTTCAGTGTTTGATACAAATTCGTTTGTAAAAAGGCTTTGGAAAAAACGTCCACCTTTTAAGCCGGATTGGAATTCGTTGTAGAATTCCAACATTAAATTTTTGAATGTGTTAGATGACATCTAATTCTCCTTATTGATTGTCGTATCGACCGATTGTTTCGCCTGGAATCGCAACGATACCAGAGTCTTCAAGAAGTTCGCCAAGTGTTTTACCTGTTGTAGGCACAACCGTTTCGAATGTTTCCGAGCCTGTAAATACAAGGCCATCTCGTCTAACTTTTGCTTTCTTGAGTAGTTGAACGCCTGTTCTAGCACCCGCAATTGCATTGATTTCTTGAGATGTCACGTATTTTGGAAACTGTGAGCCGTCGGTAGCCGTTGAAACTGATCGTCTAACTTGACGCGATCCCGCCGCTACTGTGATCGTGAATGAATCACCTGCAACGAATGGAGTGCCACCCGCTGTGATCGTAAATCCAAGTTGACTAGCATACGCAACGCCTGTTCTACCAGGGGCAAGAGCCTGGCCAAGCGGATCGATCAAATCGAATTGAGTTGCCGCCGTGAATAGGATTGTGTAAATCCCGGGTTTTACGCCCGCTAATTTTGTTGGTGATGCCGATACCGTTCCGTTTCCAGTGTTAGTTCCCGCGACCGCGTTAGCCGCCGCGCCTGAAGTGATAACTCCAAGAACCGCGCCCGCTGGGATGACACTTGCATCTTGAGCAACTGTTACGTCTTCCGCGACTTGAAATTCACCAACCGAAATTGGTCGAACGTCGTTATTTGTTATAAGTGGATTAGACATTTATTTTCTCCTTATCCCTTGAAAAGTCCAGCTTTTCTATACTTTTCAACCGATGCTTTGACATCGATTTTGGATGCTTCTTGCTTTTCTTCCAACTTAGCCGCTTCTTGAATCGGATCGACGCCTAATGTTGAAACGCTTGCCGGATTGCCCGCGCTTGCACCTTTGAAGTCACGAATTGCGACTTGCAAAGCCGGTAAAACTTCTTCAAGTTGTTTCCCTTCCGCGACATACTGGTCACACAATGCGACAAGTTTTTCATTTGCAGGATCAGCCGTTTTATACGCGCTAAACGATGCAACTCTTTTCCGTTCGTTCTCTTCCCCTACTTTCACAGCTTGGGCGAAAACGTCGGGATGTTCGTTTTTTAAGATTTGAATATCCATTCTTTTTCTCTCCTTTGGTTTTTGTCCCTCGTTAGGGGAATATTCCTTTGTTTCTATTTTGCCCGCAAGAGGGGCGTTATCTGATGTCGTGTAAGTCGTTATACTGGAAACTGCTTTTTTGCTATCAATGTTAGGTTGTTGATCTGGATCGACAACCGGAGCGATGTATGTCATTTTTAATTTTTGCGTTTCAATTCGATCAATTAAACCAACTTCAAGAGCGCGCTTTGCGAGCATAGTTCCGCCTTGACCAAACTTCTCTTTGACGGTTTCAACCGTTACGCCTCTACCCTCTGCAACCCGTCGCAAAAATAAGTCTTCCATTTCATCGAGTTCATCGACTATCATGGCTTTCCCTTTTGTTGTCATAGGATCGGGTGATTTTCTGGGAGCGTTGGATGATGTGACAGATACAATCATAGGATCGACATACATACGTTGCATGATTCCAATTGAACCTATCATCGAACCTTCAGACAAAGCAATGATTTCATCACATTGACTTGCAAGGTAGACGCCACCTGAAGCGCACATATTTCTCACATAAGCAGTGGTAGGTTTTGAGATCATAGAGACCGCAACCGCCGCATTATCCATACCTAAAACTTCACCGCCTGGGGTATCGAAATAGAAATCGACTTTTTTAACCGTCGGATCTGAATCTAATTCTTGAGCGACTTGGATTATTTCATCATAGATTAAACTTGTTTTTGAACCTAACAAAGAATCCCAAAATGATCTTTGGTTTTTTAAGATTCCCGAAATATTTACCTTTGCCGTTCCATCTTGTTCGACTTTGTAAAGTTTTTCCTTTACTTGATTAGCTGGCATTAGTGGATTGGCGGCGAGATATGAACTAGCAAACAAATCTAAATTCATTTTAGAAACGCTTGTGAGTTGGTGTTGGTAAACCTCAAAAGAGGATGATTCCATTAGCCAAAGATTCACGTTTTAACCTTACTTTTGTATGTCTGATTTGTGAACAAGTTTTTTTTGGTATGCTTGCAATTATTTTTAATCATCATCTTCCATGTCGTCTTCTTCATCGTCTTCAGTTTCCGTTTCGGTTTCACCAACTGCCACTGGAGGCTTTGCCGATCCACGAACAGACGTTTCTACCAAATATTTGTTAGCTTCCCAAAGAAGATCGTTTTCTTTTTTAAGTTTTTTTGCGTTATCCGTAAATTCAGATCCGTTTATACCAGCCGTTTCACGATCTCTAGTAGAAAATCCTTCTTTCACGCGCATTGCCGCCGCTTCAACGGTAGCCTTTGGATCAATGTCAAGTTTTGGAAATCCAATCCAGTCGGCTTTACACCAAGCATTGGCGATGTAAGGTGATGAATTAAAATTATTAAGCTCTGGTAAAATTCCAGTCCTAACCATCTCTTGTAGCCATTGGCGGAAAACTGGATTATTGAGATCCGCGTTTTCTTGCTCTCTTTCGATTTCAACTTTGTTCCAAGTTAAAAGAAGTTCGCCACGGTGAGCCGAATAATTAGAATTAAACGTAACACTTACAACCGATTGAGCATATCCTTCCGCCGATGTCATTCCCTTCATGATTGAATCGTGGAATGTCGCATAGTTTACGTTTGGTCTACGAGTATCATAAGACTGAATTTCTTCGCCCGCTTTTAAGTTTTGAATGATCATTCCTGAATCATTAACTTCTGCTTGTTTAGGAGCGTTTTCAACTTGAGGGGTGATCATTTGTTGACGTTTTGCGATTCCTGCAAATGGTTTAGATGAATTATTGTCTTGGCTAGGTTTTACCCATATCGCAATGAGTGCGTTAATCATAGCCGCTTGTAATTCTGCCAGCTTATATCCGCTAAGTTTATTTAGTTCATGCAAATAACTTGCAATGGATGAAATCCCTCTAAATTGACCGATCTCTTCTAGGTTTGCACCGTGGATCATAAAAATACGTTTTGATTTTTCATCGTATTTTGGAATTCTTACATAGTTTTCTTTGTCATGCACATAATATGCAACTGCTTGTCCCCACTCGTCTAACTCGATACCGTCGATGCAAGTATTTCCGAGACTTTTGATCATATCAATGTCAGATTGTTTTGTAGGATTTGCGATTTGTTCAGGTCTTACGAATTGCAAAGCCATTGAACACATACGATTTTTATACTTAGGAGACCCTTCCAAATATCTTACGATTGAAAAATACTCTCCATCGACTTTCCTTGATTGGCGACTTTGATATTGAGTTTGATAAAAACTTTTTCGGTTTGTAATGTCAGATTCTTTCGATTCTGCGTATAGTCTCCAAAGTTGTTCTACTTTTTTTGTAATTTTATCTTTTTCTTTTTCGTCCGCGTTTGGTAAACAGATTTCCCATACAGGAGTCCATTCAAGTTTTAAGCCTGTCGATACGGTCAATTCAACCGACCTACCAACTAATGCGCGTGTTTCGGTTGAGTCAATGTATGATTTTCTAGCTTGTTTTCTAAGTTCTCGATAGTCTTTATATACTACTTGATACCTAGAAATTCCCGCATTGAGAGCGTTACGTGACTTAGAACCGTCGAAACCTAACGATTGAGGCAGTCCCCAAAACCAATTTGAGGCGTCAATGTTTGGATAATTGTCTTGAATCGGTTCTTGTTTTTTGGAAAATAAATTTAAAACCCGTTCGCGAAAAGTCATATTCCCCCGATGTCACGAACAAAGTCTACTGTCATGATTCCATTTCCTTGCAAGTCGCCTAATTCTGATTCTAAATAGTTGAGATGATCACGTAAATCTTTTAAAGAACGGTTTGTAACTTGTTGCGTTCCCATTCCTGAGGACAAAGTATAAGATCCAATTCCAAGACGTTGGTTTATCTCGTTTTTTGTTGCTTCGATTGCAGATAATAATTGAGATTCAGTCCAGCTAGACAAATTTTATATCCCGATACGACATTTTCGTATCATTTTCGGGATAGCCGTTTTGTGAAGAATATTTTTTTAGGTATTTTTTAGGGGGGGGGAGCCCGCAAAATTTGCTAGGTCACCTCGCCATTTTGACGAGGTGTTTTGTTTTAAAATGCTTATCTTTTTCGGGTTTTTACTTTAATCTTTTTTCGATAATTTCCAGAAATTTTTCTGTCACTCCTTTTGCCACTGCTTCTGCAATCATAACGGCAAAGTCAGCCTGGTCTTTTTTAGTTCGGAAATTCATTGTTTTATTTTTTTTAGGCTGTTTGTGAGGAACGGAAATAATTCCTTTCGATAACTCTACACCTGCCACAGTTTGTGAGGTTGGCTGATTTTCTAACGTCACAGATTGTGAGTTTGGAGTTAAAAAATTCAGTTTCCTTGTTTTTTCTAAAATCTTTGTAGAGATTTCCATATTGAAATAGGTTGTCGCACCTGATTTTAGCATTCCAGGATAATCTTTTCATACGTGTCTTCTAATTGTTTCGACGGAAACACCCGCAGCTCTTGCAATTTGAGAGACAGACATAAAGTCTTCATTTTTAAATTCTGTAGGTTTATCCTGCGTATACTCTTGATTTGTCATCTTTGTTCTCCTTTTCGGAGAGCAGTAAATAAAAAAGCCCTTCACTGCTCCCCATCCGGCAGGATGGCAATGAGTCAAAGGCTTTCGTATCGGTCTGCCCACCGATAAACCTAGGATATACACCTCTCTTACTCTGTGAACTACAAATTCTCCTCACACCAATCAAAGAATCTATCCCAATCGACTGATTCTAAGCCCATGGAAAGACATACCTCCATGGCGAAAACATACAAAGCACCATAGCAATACACGGTAGTATCAAGCTCCTCGTTACGTCTGGCCGCGCTTAATTTCTTCCAAACGTGGCGAACATATCCGTTTCGGTCTTTTTCCGCGACTTTTCTTTCTGAAAATAAACCCTTGTAAAAAGATTCCGGATAATCTTCAGGAAAAAATATATATCCGCTTGGAATATGTCCATCATCATGAATGGATTTTTGGGAAGAATTGTATATTTCCGATTTCAGGAAATCCGTATTCAAGTCTACCCTCTCAATAGGGAAATTCTTTACATCGAATTTTTGGAAAACTTGAGAACGTCGAACGGTGTTCGCTGATCCCATGACTGCATAGATTCCCGATTCGTATTTAGAAACAAAACTGTAAACCGTTTCGGTGTGATATCCCGCATCAATACAAAACGACATGATCGATTTGTCTCCGAGCTCCATTGAGATAAAATCTTCCAAATTTCGCCATGGAATGTTAGATGGATCGCTAGTATCCCCCGAAAAAGTCTCGTAAACTACCGAACAGGCGACTTTATTCGAGATTTTATCCCCGTTTTTTATCCTTCCAAAGCCGAAAACTTGCGCTTCTATCCTGTCCCCTTGGACGTCCGCACCTCCTACAAAAAGTAAAGGTTGGAAATTAGGTGGGATTTGTCCGGATGTATAGCCTGATTTCGAATTTCGAAGCATGATTTTTTCAAAAGTGGGCGCGTTCATTCGATCTTCATAAGGCAATCCAAGAACTGTATTCCAAAATACTTGGAGAGCAGTCGCGTCCCCTTGCGCTTCGAGCCACTCATCAACGATATTTTCCCAAGATTGGAAACCCAAGGGAGCGTAAAGAGAATTAAGATGAAAAGATCTTCGATTTGGCGTTTTTGGTTCTGCAGTAGCTACCCAATGAGCCCCGTTTTTCGGATTGAATAGCCAGGATTTATCCTCATTTTTATGAGACCCCCCACAATGTGGACATTCGACACGAACGGATTTTCGATCTATTTCACCCGTCGCAAGTTTGTCCCATTTGAGACCACCTCTTCCAGAATCTCGATCTTGAAAAAATTCGAGTACGAATAGTTTTTTGCAGTGCTTGCATGGGACATTGTAATATTCTTGCGTTCCTAATAGAAATCTTTTGTAAATCCGAGACGATTCGATCATTAAGGGAGTAGAACCTGAAACGATTTTTTTAATCCCTTCGAATGAGTTCGTTCGCTTTTCGGCGGCTGACATCCAGGATCCTTCATTTTTCAATTCGGATTTCGCCGCGTCGATCTCGTCCATCAAAAGAAACTGAATCGAATCGTTTCTAAGTTTTGCTCCTGAGTTCGGCCCGATCCCGATTAGAAAGCCTCCCGGGAATTCCTTTCGAGATTTAGTATCGCCCGTTTTTTTGTTATGTTTCTTTTCTGTTTGGGCAAAAATCTTCGCACCAATTCCCGCCTGTTCGATCATTTTGTCGATTCGGAGTTCCATGTTTTTTTCGGCAGTTTCTTTGTCGCCCGTGACAAAAAGAGTCGGCCCTGGATTTTCGTCAATGATCCATCCCATTATGTTCTCTAGGAATCCGACGCTGAAAGTAACTTGTGCCCCCTTCATGACATCGACATAGACAGTCGGATCGTTTGGATGTACGGTGTTGACGAGTTCCATCATGTAGGGATTGACATCCCATGAGTAAGCCCCTGGAAGACGGTTTAATCCTTCCGGAAGAACGCGCTTCTTTTCTGCCCATTCCGATGGTAACATGGTTACAATCTTTTCGGGAATCAGAGTTTTGATTTTTTGATCGAGCCAAAGCT